CCAGGACGTGCGCTACCGCATCAACAGCGGTTTCTATGCTGATCTGTTCCTGATGCTGGCCCAGAACGACCTGGGCACGATGACCGCCACCGAAGTGGCCGAGCGCCACGAGGAGAAGCTGCTGATGCTCGGCCCTGTGCTGGAGCGCCTGCACAACGAGCTGTTGTCGCCGTTGATAGACATGACATTCGACTACATCGTGGCGTCCGGCGCGCTACCGCCACCACCGCCCGAACTGAACGGCGTGGGCCTGGACGTGAAGTTCGTGTCCATCCTGGCCCAAGCCCAACGGGCCGTGGCCACCAACGCGGCCGATCGCTTCGTCGCTGGCCTCGGCACCGTGGCCGCCATGGGCAAGCCCGAGGTCATGGACCGCTTCGACAGTGACGAGTGGTCCGAATGGTATGCCGACGCCCTCGGCGTGGACCCGCGCCTGATCGTGGCCGACGACAAGGTGGCTCTGATCCGTCAAGCCCGCGCCCAAGCCCAGCAGGAACAGGCCCAGCAAGCCCAGGCCATGGCTGTGGCCGATGGCGCGGCCAAGCTTGGCCAGGTCAAACCCGACAGCCTGGGGGCCGACGTCATCGGTGCCTACAGCGGCTACCAATCGCCCCAGGCGGAAAGGTTCTAAACCATGAAAGACATGTCGCTCACTAAGGCCGAGGCCAAGGATCAGGTCGAAAGCTCCATGCCCTCGGAAGCCGAGGAAGACGATCTGCCCAAATACCCCTACGGCCTGACTATGTATCTTCAGGACGAGGTGCTGCTGAAGCTTGGCATGAAGGAGCTGCCCCAGGTGGGCAGCGAAATGGTGCTGACGGCCAAGGTCATCGTAACCGGCATCAACAGCCGGCAGACCCAAGGCGAAAAGGCCGAGAGCTGCGCCGACATCCAGATCACAGCCATGGACCTGACGCCGGTCAGTGGCGACCGCATGGGGGCGTCGGCCCGCAAGCTTTATCGCGACAGCGAGTAGGAGAGAACGCCATGAGCGCTGCAACGCAGATCAACCTGTTCCAAACCACCGCCCTGAGCACGCCGCTTAAGTCCAGCACCTTCACACCCGGCGCGGCCCTCATGGAACTGAGCGTGGCAGCAGGTGCCCCCGGCTCCGAGACCGCGCCCATGTCGGTGCGCGCCCGCAACCAAGCCAGCGGTTTCAGCGACACCATCGCGGCCTTGGGCGGCAGCGCTACCTTCACTGGCACCAGCCGGGATGCAAGCACGTTGGTGGGTTATAGCTACTTCGCCGCCAACTTCTACTCGGACGTCGCCGGCACGGCCTTCATCGAATACTCCAACGACAACACGATCTGGTATCCGGCCAACGGGGTCGCCGGCACGGCCCTGGCTGCGGGCACAAACGTGGCGCTGTCGGCGCGCCTGGTCGCCCGCTACTGGCGCGTGCGCTACGTCAACGGCGCAGGGGCGCAGGCCACCTTTGCCGTCAACAGCAACTTCACCCTGAACTAGGAGGCGAGCGTGCCCCTTCCGACCCCCACATTCGACCCGCAAGTGGCCCATATCCGTAACAAGGCGGGCGACGTTTGGCAGATCCTGCTGCCCGACGGTTCCGACTGGGATGCGTCCGCCACGGCCGCCGCCTACCAGAACGGCGCGGGCGCGCCCACCCAAACCCAAGCGCTGCCGCCCCAGGACTAGGGGGTGCGCATACTGCGCGCCCGCCTCGGCATAACAAGCTCATGAGCGATCTGGACCACAGTCCTTACGACACCGCCGCGCGCGACGAGGCCACCAACTCCCAACGGGAGCGACTGGCCCTTGAGCTGCAAAACGAGGTCCAGGATTTCCAGTGGCTCATGAGCAGCAAGCGGGGCCGACGGATTGTCCATCGGCTCTTAGCAAAAGCGGGAATGTATCGGTCCAGCTTCAACCAAAGTGGGAGCGTGACGGCCTTCAATGAGGGCCAGCGCAATGTCGGTCTAGCGCTTATGGCGCTGATCGAAGCCTATTGCTGGGACCAGTACATCCTCTTGCTTCAGGAGAAGAACTCGTGACTGAAGTAACGCTGATCACGCCCGAGGCGGCCGACACACCCGCCCCGGCCGCGACCGGAGACCAAGGCGCGGGGGCTTCGGCATCCGCTGCGGCGGCTCCCCAAGCAGCCCAAGGTTCGGAAGCCGGCGAAGGCGATGCTGCTGCGGCAGCGGGTCAGGGTGCCGGTGACGATCAAGCCGCCAATGGCAGCGTGTCCGAAGGCGCTGGTGCCGAGGGTGCGAAAGACGGTGAGGGCGCGGCTACTGGCGCGCCCGAAGCATACGCCGACTTCACCATGCCCGAAGGCTTTCAGATTGACGCCGAATACGGCGGCGAGCTGTCAACCATCGCCAAGGAACTGAACCTCCCGCAAGACAAGGCCCAAAAGCTGGTGGACCTGGGTGTCAAGCACGCACAAAACGTGGTTGCCGCCCTAAAGACCCAACAGACAGAGGCCATTGCCGGGTGGGTGGACGCGGTGCGGAACGACCCTGAGATCGGCGGCTCCGGCCTCACCGAGAACATGGCGACCGCCAAAAGAGCTGTGGTGGCCTTCGGGACGCCGGAGCTTGTGGGGCTGCTGAACGAAACCGGCCTGTCGCGCCACCCGGACGTCGTCCGGTTCATGGTGCGGGTCGGTGCGGCGATCAGCGAAGACACCGACCTCGTGTCCGGCGACGGCAACGGGGCGGGGCCTGGCCAGCAAGACCGGGCCAAAAAGCTTTACCCGAACCAGAAATAGCTTCGGCCCCTGACTGAAAACCGCAACAAGGAGAGACCACCATGGCCACTTTGGCCGCTAACGCCCTCACCCTCGCCGATTGGGGCGCTCGCCTCGATCCCGACGGGACCACCGCCACCGTGGCCGAGCTGCTGACGCAGATGAACAGCATCCTGATGGATGCGGTGTTCATTGAAGGCAACCTGCCCACGGGCCACCGCGTCGTCGTGCGCACGGGTCTGCCCACCGTCTACTGGCGCGCCCTGAACGCTGGCGTGCCCACCAGCAAATCGACCACGGCCACCGTGGACGAGGCCTGCGGCATGCTGGAGGCCTACAGCGAGATCGACAAGGATCTGGCCATGCTAAACGGCAACACGGCCGCCTTCCGCTTGTCGGAAGACGTCGCGTTCCTGGAGGCCATGAACCAGACCCAAGCGTCCACGATGTTCTACGGCAACCCCGGCACCGACCCGAAGCAGTATCTGGGCCTCGCGCCCCGCTATTCCTCGCTATCGGCCGGCAACGCCCAGTCCATCCTGGATGGGGCCGGCGTCTCGACCAACAACGCCAGCATCTGGCTGATCGTGTGGGGCGAGAACACCGTATTCTGCCCCTTCCCCAAGGGCTCTAAGGCGGGTCTTCAGCACGAAGACCTGGGCGAGCAGACGGTCTACGACGGGGCCACCGGCCTCGCCGCCACGGGTCGCTTCCAAGCGCTGCGGACCCACTACCAGTGGAAGAACGGCTTGGCCGTGAAAGATTGGCGCTACGTCGTTCGGATCTGCAACATCAACACGGCCAACTTGGTTGCCGAAAGCTCGGCTGCCAACTTGATCAAGCTGATGAGCCGCGCCCTGTTCCGCGTTCCGTCGCTGTCCATCGGCCGCCCGGTGTTCTACATGAACCGGACCGTGGCCGAAATGCTGCCGGTCCAGGGCCTGAACACGTCCACCAGCGCCGTCAAGGTGCAGGACGCGATCAACCAGTTTGGTCAGCCGATCGTCAACATGTCCTTCCTGGGCGTGCCGATCCGGATCAGTGACCAGCTTCTGAACACCGAAGCCCGCGTCACCTGACCTGACGGGTGTGGGGTGGGCTCGCAGCAGCCCGCCCTTAGCCCTTAGCCCTTGGCTGCAAACCTTTTGCCTGGAAAGGGCATCGACATGATCACCGACGCTTACCTGCTTGTGTGCGACCAGCTCGCGTCTATCCGAGCCGCCGCCACCTACACGTCCAACAATACGATCGACCTGTCCGTGAACCGCGATCTGGGCGTTGCCCCGCTCAAGGTTCTCTACAACGTGGACGTCGCCTTCGCGGGCGGCACCTCGGTTCAGCCGCAGATCATCACCTCAGCCGCTGCTAACCTGGGCTCGCCCACGGTAATCGACGGCGGCAACACCATCCTGCTGGCCGCGCTCACCCTCGGAGCCATGTTTATTCGGGATCTCCCCGAACTGACGGGTCCCTCGGGTGTCGGCACCACCGGCCAACGCTACCTAGGCATCCAGTTTGTTGGCGTCGGCGTCTTCACCTTGGGCACCATTAGCGCCCGCCTGGTGAAGGATACGCAGGACGTCAAGCACTACGCCAGCGGCTATACCATCCTCTGATACCCATGGGCCGGGGATATCCCGGCCCATGTCACCAGAGGATGGCCTCTGCGCCCTCATACAGAAGGAACTGACCTATGGCCCGAGCGCCCCGAGCTACCATCGAAGCCAAAGCCGCAGCGGCCGACGCCGTTAGCGCCGAGGCCCCCCGCTGGCGCGTGATGGAGAAGTCCTTCGTCGGCCACGCCATGATGGAGGAAGGCACGGAAACCCCGTTCGACCCCGTCAACCCGGATAACGGCGTTGTGACTGTCGTTGGTGAGAACCTGTCGCCGCTTAATGAAAGCGCCCAGGCCATCATCGACGCCCAGGCCGAGCCGCACCCCGACAAGACTGCTGGTGCTAAGCCCAAGAGCGCTCGCGCCAAGGCCGATACGGCCGCTTCAGGGGTTACGGACGGCACGAACGAAACGTTCGCCTAAGCCCAAGCCTGCGGCTATCGACTAAGGTGAAGGGTGGGCGGGCAACTGGCCCACCTTTTTTCGTGCAGAGGACACCATGGCGACCACCGACGTAGACTTGGCCAACCTAGCGCTGTCCCACTTGGGCGACGACGCCACCGTGTCCCAGCTAGATCCGCCTGAAGGCAGCGTGCAGGCCGAGCATTGCGCCCGCTTCCTGCCGATCGTGCGGGGCATCCTGCTGGAGCTGCACCCGTGGAAGTTCGCCACGCGCCGCGTGATCCCCGCCCTGCGCGCGGACCTAGCCAACAGCGCCTGGGGCTACGTCTACCAAGAACCCAACGGCATGATCCGCGTCCTGTCGGTGCTGCCCGAGGGCTACACCCGCGACAGTGACGGCGGGGCCGTGGCCTTCGACTGCGAGAGCGATGATGAGGGCAACGGCCTGATCCTAACCAATACGCCCAACGCCACCGTGCGTGGCATCTTCTCCGTGGTCGATCCAGTGCGCTTCTCGCCGCTGTTCACCGACGCCCTGAGCTGGCTGCTGGCGTCCTACATCGCCGGCCCCCTGCTGAAGGGCGAGACCGGCGCGGCCGAGGCCGTGCGCTGCTGGCAAGTATTCCTCCAAATGTTCGCCCGCGCCACCGGCTCCAACGCCAACCAGGCGCACCACCAACTGCAACACCTCGTCCCGTGGATCGCTGATCGTGGCGTTACGCCTGTGGGCTGGGCTGAACTGGGGCCGGTCCGTGGTTAATGTTCGCAGCCTTCAGCGCTCTTTCGGCGGCGGCGAGCTGACGCCCGAATTCTTCGGCCGACTGGACGATGCGAAGTTTCAGACCGGGCTCGCGTTGTGCCGCAACTTCATCGTTGCGCCGCACGGCCCAGTGGCCAACCGCCCCGGTACGCTGTTCGTGCGCGAGGTCAAGGACAGCAGCAAGGCCGTCTGCATCCGGCCGTTCTCCTACTCCAACACCCAAACCATGGCCCTGGAAATCGGGGACCAATACGTCCGGTTCCACACCCAGGCCAGCACACTGCTGGCCGGATCGCCGGCCGC